TATATCCCTGATAGACAAGAAGTCAGTAGGGATTGTCACGTTGGCTGAGTTAGCCGTCATTGTGATTGTTGTGTATGTCAGCATTTGACGAATACGCAAGTCACGGCTTAATCTTGTTTCAGCTAGTGAAATAAAGTCCTGTATTTGGCTTGTTAAGTCGCTACGTGCAAGATAGTCTGCAACCGTAGATTGTAACTCTGCGTATGTTGTAAATGCCATTTATATTCTTCCTGGTCTGGTTCTAAATACTTGGTTATCAGGATTATTTAAAAATTCTTTAAATCGCTTGTGGTCTATAATCGTAAATCCACGAGTGATGCCTTTTTTCTCAAGGTCTTGGAATACTGTTAGCGGAATAGATGCAACCTTGTTACCTACTGCATCGTCACTCCATCTTGCCCTAGAATCAGTTTCATTGTATTGAGCCTTATTAAACTCAATGATTGCACCAATGTCTTGTGATTGTTTGACAATGACATCTGAGCCATTATCAAGGAATTCTGTTTTCTTGCCGTTTTCGTATAGTATATTTGCCATTTATATTTCCAATAAAACTCCCCATGAGTTAACACAGGGAGTTTATTTTCTACTAGGTTAAGTCAGCAATGATACCGTGCGCTGCTTCGTTGTTCACTTGCAATGTATATTCTACAAGCAATTGAGTTGTTTCAGCGTCACCAGTTTTTGCCAATTCGTTAGTTTGGAATGGGCGTAGGTAAGCAACTGCTGCCATCTCTGTGTCAATCAAGAAAGCGCAATCATCGTTATCGCTGTTAGGAATGAAACGGTCTGGTACGATTTGGATGATACCAAAGTCAGACACGTATACATCAGCAGCATTTACGATTTGTGCTTGTTGATTAGAAGGAACATCACGGAAACGAGTAGCGATACCAGTAAATGTTGATGCAACAACTTTTTGTGCTGGAGTTACGAACAACATTGTTGGTGAACCACCGTTAGTAAATGCAGATTGCATTACGTTGTTTAGCAATGTAGATGTAAACGCACGGTCAGTACCTGTTACACGGGCAGTAGTACCTAATGAACCAGCAGTACCTGTACCAGAGTAGTTTGAGTTTAACCATGCTTGTAAACCGCCCAATGTACGAGCAGTTGATGAACCGTTACCGTCAGCAGCGATGTTGTTTGACAACAATGTGGCTTCCATGTCACGTTTTAGTTCGCTAGAGGCTTTAGCCAATTGATAGGCTTTCTCTGAACGACGGCCGGCTTTGTTTACAGTTTCCAAAGTACCAGATACAGCGATGGTTTTTTGTGAAATCTGTGCGCGGTTGCCTAAACGTACTGATGGGGTCAATGTTGCTGATGTAGCGTTTGCACCCTCAATTGCCGCATTGGTTGTAACAGCAGCAGCTAGAGTATCTGTTTGCCACTCGTGTAAACGAGCAGTAGCAGATGATTTACCGATAGATGACATGAATGGAGTTTCTGTTGGGGCAATGTTATAGATAACATCCATTAAGTCTTCACGTTGGCCAATGGCCGTATAGGTTTGATAGGTTGGCATTTCTTATTCCTTTATAAAAATTTCTCAAATAAATTTGCAGCATCTCTAACTCTACCAGTTGATTTCAACTTGTTGAATTGACGCCTTTGTGCTTCTGTTGTACTTGTTTTGTTAGTTGATGTACCTGACTTAATCATCTTAGGTGCGGATTGCACTTTCTTAGATACGCCTGGCTTAGATTCAACCAACTTTTGGTATTGCATTGCATCGTATAGAGCCTTAACAGTACGAGCATCATAGACTGCGCCTATTTCTTCGTCTGAGTAACCAATGCTTTTAGCATAGGCACGTAACTCTTGTCGTAATGCAGCACCTTTCTTCGCGTCTGAGTAATCAGGAATTAACTCTGTGACCTTTTCTGCTTCCGCAGCAACTTGCCTACGTTGATGTTCGGACATTTCCGCTTGTTGCTGTTGGGCAATGCGTTGACGTTCGTACTCAATTGCTTGCATTTGCTTTTCACGCCTAGTCATATCTGCAACTTTAACAGCGTAGCCAATCGGGTCATTTTCCTGTAGATAATCTAAATCATCCTCAGGTTGTTGAGCCTTTAGCATTTGCTGCATTGCTTCAAGACGTTGTGCGTATTCGTTGCGTAGCTGTTTAGCCTCGTTAATTGCCGCAGCTTCAGCATCTAACGCTTTGCGTTGTTCGCTTACTTGCTGTGACTTCTTGGTGTAATCTGCGCCTTGCTGTGCTAACTTAATAAGTTCACGTTGGGTTATCTCACGTTCCTCACCAGCCATCTTAATACGGTAAGTAGGTTCTGATTCCTGTTCCTCATCTTCGTCTTCACTATCAAGTTCTTCAGAGGCTTCTAATTCTTCCCCTTCAGATTCGCCTTCCTCAATTTCGTCTGATTCTTGTTCAGCTTCATTTTGCCCTTCTGGGTTTTCCGCTTCTTCCATCATGTCAAAAAATTGGCTTGCTGCTTCTTGCACCGTGCCATTCCCAGTAGCTGGGGTCATGGTATTTTCCATTGTTTACTTCCTATATTCAGATTCGCCCTGACTGCGTTTGGTAAAAAGTTACCAAATCTTCCATCGCTTATCACGAATTTCGCTTGATGCTGCGATTGATTCTATATGCGATTTAATCTCTTTCAATGTGGCTAGCTTTACATACGCTAACTCACGACCACTTATATCTTCTTCGTTTGAGTTTGCAAACCTTGATAGCTGCAAGTCCTCTAGTTCTTGAAATACTGTCTTAAAAAACTCGTTGCCAAGTAACAACTGTGCTTCTTGTGTTCTGTTCATGTTATGCCGGTGTTATTGATGTTGGTGTAGGCATTGTAAGCGATGTTGGTCTAGCTTGTGCAGATGTACCTAGTAAGCCCATTAAATCTTGTGGCACGTTTATGTTATTTAAGTAATCGTAACCTAAGAATTGACCTGCACCTACGCCTTGACGATTGAACAAGTTGTTATAGTTCTGTACTAAGTTTGGTACTGTGTTTTTTGGCATTACTACATTGTTTATCAATGGTGCTGTATATGTTTCTGTTGCTGGTGCTTTTGGTGTTAATGCGCTTTTAACAACTGGGACAAGTGCTGCGCCTGCCGCAACTGTACCTAATGGGCCTAATGTATTGTATATACTTGAACCTGCATCTTTTATTGTATCTAGTAAACCACCACCAGATGGTGTTACAACTCTTGGTGTGCCATCGGTATAGTAGTTACTATTGCTTAAATCTATTTGTTTAAGTGTGCCATCAGGATTTACTCCAGGAATTCCGCTATCTGTAGCTGGGCCACCTGTAAAGTTTTCTACAGTTGATTGATTGTTAGACCAATTACTTAAATTTGGATTATTTAATAATGATGTATTTAAACCACCACCTATACGTTTTGTGCCATCTGTATAATAATCAGAATTAGCCAAGTCTATTGTTTTAAGTGTGCCATCAGCATTAAAGCTGTTTAAATAATCCTCTATAGAAGTATTAGGTAGATTAGTTGCATTTGGGAAGCCGCCTTGAGCAACTGATGTATCACCAAAATTTATACTAGCTTGAGGTTCACCACCACCTATAAGGCCACCACCACCACCATCTACACCACTAGCTGAAGCAGCAGCAGAATTAGCAAGAGCAGCAGCATTTTGCCCTGCTTGAGTAAATGATGTAAAGTTTCCAGAACCAACTTGATTAAATAAGTTTTCATACCCACCAGCAGCTTGAGCAGCAGCTTGTATTTCACCAACACCAAATCCAGTAACGCCACCTAATAAAGCACCGGTAAGTATGTTTTTACCTGTTAATGCTGCACCAGTAGCACCGGCAGCAGCACCGCCAGCAATAGCAGAAGCAGTACCAGTAAGATTTAATAATGCACCAGCATAGTTCCCAGCAAGAGCAGAAGCACCAGCAATGGCAAGTCCCTTAACTACATCGCCTACACCCATTTTGTCTATATGCGTATAACCCATATCACTTACGCCACCAAACTTAAATGAACCGTCTGGATTTTGTATATAGGTGCTTACTACTGATACTTTGTTTCGTTTAGAGTTATCTGTAGCAACTTCAACAAATATTTTGTTACCTTGAGCATCAACTTGACCTGTATCTTGTAAAGCACTTTGTTTACCATAGCGGTCAGCACCACTTTTATCATTGACGAAATAATTACCTTTGCCATCAACAACTACATTTGCCTTATCACCTATAAATGTGTCTGTACTTAAAATTTGACCTAATGCCCTAGCTTCATACTTACCAAAATCATCACCACCAATAGCGTTCATTAAACCACTTTGGTCACCTTTTGCTTTAGCTACTTGGGCAGAAAATTTGTAATCCGTTACTGCGCCAGTAATTGGGTCACGTATAGTTTCAATGTGATTTCCATCCAATGCTTGATAAATATTATATGGGTCTATCCCTACTTGATTATCGCCCTTACCTTCAAACTGTTGCGTCATCCCATGTAGCAATTGAAATTCAGCCACAGCATCGTTTGCTTGTTTGATGTTGGTTTGTACTACAGGCGCAATAACTGGGTCATTGTAAGTAAGCAAAGAAGTGGGTGGCGTAGTTTTAGTCGTGCTTGCAGTAAACGTATTAGTTACTGGGTCACGGGTAGCATATTGCAAACCATCTGTAGCTAGTAATCCTTTTATTTCTTTAGCTTCTGCTGTATTAGCTGCTTTTTCCGATTTAATAATATTATCAATTTCTTTTGTGGGTACGCCTTGTGCTTTTAACTCTTGCTTAATCTCTGCAAGTTCAATCTTTTGCGCTGAAGCTAATGCGGTAGTTTGTATTTTTTCAGCAGTAGCAATTTGAGTCTTAACAGTAGAAATTGCGCTGTTTAATGATGTAGCAGGTTTAGATACGCCACCAGTAGCAGTACCAACGTAATACTCTACCTTGCCTTTAGCATTTGTAAGTTTTACTACTTCACCAACAGGCAATGCAGTAGGCTTTGTGTCTACAACAGTAGCGTTTAATACTTTGGTATTAGCTACCGGTACAGGTTTTGCTGTTGCCATACTATCCCCTCAACTGAGCCAATAGATTAGATAATTCAGCTTTAGCCATCTCAACATCTGTGATGTCGTTTAGACTTTTGCTTACTAACTCTAACTCTGCTACAACTTGTTTGCGTTCTTCTAATGATTGCTTACGGTCAGCCATTGCTTCGTCTTGCACAAGTTTAACGCGTTGCATCTCAATCTCTAGTGCCGCTTTTTCTTCGTACATACTTAACTCTGCTTGCTTCATGGCAATGTCAGCCATAGCTTGCTCACGGTCACTTTGTAGCTTCTCTGACGCTAATTGTATCTGTGCTTGTTGTTTAGATTGTTCTGCTTGCATCTTAGCTTGCGCTGTTTGTGCTTGCAATTGAGCCTTCATCTTCTCAACTTCAGCAAACATAGCTGTTGGGTCTGATTGACCTTGTGCTGCCTGTGCTGCTTGTTGTTGTATGCCAGCCTCAACTTCAGGTGTGACTTCATTTAGGAACGATGTTGTGTCTTTGAAGCCAGCCATCTCTATCATGCGGCCAAGTGTTTTACGGTATTGAGTAACGGAAACAAGCGGATTGGTTGGCCCATATTGCTGAATGATTTGTTCTTGCTTGGCAAGAATCATTTGAAGCATGGCTATTTGCTCTTGTCTATTACCGTTACCCAAACCTACGTTAATAGTTACGTTGTACTCAGTATCCCATTCTCTTGGGTCAAACTGTACGTAGCTATTATGAATTCGTGCTGTCTGTACTGAATTTTGGTATTTGCACATTAAATGCAAGATACCTTTAAACAATGATTTAACACCTGTTTCAGCAAAGATACGTGCTATTAGTTCTAGCTTGCCTGTAGATTGCTGTGTCATTGCCGCTACTGCTGTGGCTGATACGTTCTGCAATACATTTGGGTCTAAGCCTTGTTGCATGTCGCTAACGCCAGTACGTTTAGCTTGTACGCCATCCAAGTATTCCATCATTGGGAATGATTGTGACGCTGTAGATTGAACCGTCATAGGCACAATAGCGCCAGGGTTCTTAATACGTACTACACCGCCAGCAGTTGA